GTGTACACCATTCCGATTGTCGCGAAAGCCTCTGTCATCGTCTTCTGATTGAACCATTTCACAATCTTTGGATCAATGTTCGTCACATCGTCATCTCCGTAATTGACGTGTCTCACATATTTCCTGAAATTGCTCAGTCCAACCATCTCTGGGCAGTACTTCCGCGCACACACTTTGTACACATACCTCATCACAATGCTGTGGTACACTGAGTTCAAGATCACTGTCATCGGATTTCCGCTCGGTTGGGAATGAGTCCACTGATAAAAGTAGGCCAACTTGTCCGGTTTGGTTCCATTGAATGGAACTGTCACATGGACGCTGTTAACCAGCTCGCACCATAGGGCTCTCCTTACCGCACGTTCCTCATCAGTAGCGTTCTCGAAGAAAGCTTCCACAACATCGTACACTTCCCACAAGACACTCGCGTTCAGGGTTCCGTCATAGTTGGAGAAATCTCCAGCCACGACATACGGTCCTCGTTCTGACAACTTGTTCGCTAGCTCATCCCAATCCAGACTGAAGGGGTTTATTCCGACAGTACTCTCGGCATGTATGCAATTCCTCATCACATGCGCGTTGAAACCTGCAAAGTACTGCCTGAACAACAGACAGTACGTCATCTCTCCTGCTGCGAACAGTCGGGTCTTTCCATCTTGAACTCTCTGCAACGGTCGTCTCTCATCTTTCAACGTGTCCACAAACACTGTGCTCGCTCGTTTTCCTTCTTTGATCCTCTGCATCATTTCATCTCGTTTCTTCAACAGCTCTGGATTGTCCGTGATGTACTCCTCTCCTGATCCTAACCAAGGTTCCTTTCCTCGTCCACACGCGTTCCAGCCATATCCTGGGGATGTGTTCCTCTTCACTGGATTGTAAAGCGGATCACCAGTCCCCTTGATAGCTTCTTCCCATGTCAACACTCTGTCATCGCGATCATCAACCTTGAGATCAAGGAGCAATCGCGCGTAGTCTCTTGAACACTGTTTCAGGATCTTCTCATCCACGGGCACATTCTCGGTGTCGGCTTTCTGTCTTGCCATCTCCAACGGATCGATCAACTTTCCATCTTTCCAAAACGGCTTCAACTGCGCTGGCGCTGTCTTCGGTTCCGCAAGCATTCCATGCACTGGTCCTTCATTGATCACGGTCTTCATGCTGTTCGCTGTTGCTGCGGCAGTTCCAAAACTGATGAAGTCTCCAAAAGATCTCTCTGTTGGGGTTCCCTCAAAAGCAAAGGTTCCGTCGAGCGTTGATTCCGCATTCTTGATCTGCAATTTGCTTTCCAAGTCAGTCAACAACTCTTGATGAATGGCTACTCCTACTCCATGACATCCATCTGCGTTATATCCTGCCATGTGCAATCCGATCAACTTTCTGTTCACACTTGGATCGAAGACCACTACAACACTTCCACAGTCACCGGGCGAAGAATGAACTCCGTACCGGTACCACTCTCGCACCATCGTTTCTCTTCCGTCTCCTTCCAGCAGCTGGAAGTCCAATCGATCAACTGCCTGACACTTGTCCGTGAATCTCTTCTGAATGACATTGTCC